CTTGCGGCCTGCATCATAAGTCGTCTCTGGTCGAGGCGCAGGCAACTAAATGCCTTGCTGTCTAGTACCCCGAAAGGAGGCATAGACTGGTGTTCGACACCAAAGCATCGGTTCTACGGTTGCGTGCGGCTGGTTTATCACCAGGCCAGGCACGAGCCATAGTTGACTTAGTCCATTTATGGTCGGTTAACTGTGGTGAAGAATGGGCAGTGGAGCGATTGAAGGAACTTAAAAAGAACCTTCTTCGCCACTTTGCTGGGTTGAGCCCGGTGAAGGAACACTCCTGGACACGTTATACATCCAAAGGACCGAAAGGACCCTTTCGTGTTCTGTTCCAGATGAGTAGGAGTAATTTCCGAAAGGCCTGGAACTGTATGATGGTGTACACTGGTTTTGTGTATCAACATCCTGTTCTCAGGGTAACACAACGTCAGTGGATTAAGATGCGGGACGCCATAAGACGTCCTCCAGTTGATCCTGAGGCCCTTGTTGAGGGTATCAGGCTGGTCCATCGATCCCCTTTCCGAGTCAGGATTGTACCTGACAGGGAGCAGGGAATGCCACTTCTGTGGTATAAACCCTCTCCTAGTAGGAGAGCGCCTGTGGGAAAAATCACTGTTCCTGATGTGGAAGGTGTAATACCTTCCATGAGGGCTCTCAGTGAGCGTGCAACCTGGACATCACTTAACATGGATATCCTTGAAGGCACCTTACAAGGTGTGGCTTCGATTGAACGGTCCATTCTTGAGGCTAACCTTGAGGATGAACTGAAGTCGGGGTCACCTCCCCTGGATGAAGACTACCGCCCTTTGATGGGGGTGATAGCACTGATCCAGGAACCGGGTTTAAAGCTCCGGTTTGCGGCGAATCCCTATAGAGTGTTCCAAATGGCGTTACAGCCTTTGGGTAAGGCACTCTATGATGCTTTGAAGGACGTGCCGAACGACTTTACGTTCGACCAGTCAGCCGGCGTTGCTAAAATTCAACAATGGCTGCTGGATGGTTACCCATCAATCAGCATGGATCTGTCGAATGCTAGCGATAGTATTCCCCTAGACCTACAGCTCGAATTAATGAGCGTGATGGGTGTCAGCACGAGGTGGCTCCAGTTCTACCGCGACTGTTGTCGTGGTGACTGGTATATCACCCTTGAAAGGGGTGGTATAACCCGGACGATCTCTTGGACCGTTGGGGCACCTTTGGGTTTGTACCCGGTGTTCGCAAGTTTTACCTTGTGGCACCATTCCATGGTACAGTCGTGCTTCTTTGACTTGGGGATTCCCCAGGTTGAGGGAGTGTGGCCGTACGCCATCATTGGTGATGACCTATGGCTTGGTGACCAAGAGGTTGCTGACCTCTATGTCTCCCGCATGCTCTCACTGGGTGTTGCGGCATCAACCTCAAAAGGGTTGGTGTCTCGCAGTACCGCCGACTTTGCCGGTCGCGTGATAACACCGAAAGATGTTATTCAGGGATTCAAGTGGAAGGGTCGGTCTTCCGACGAGTCCTTTGTGGACTATTGTCGGAATATCGGCCCCGGGGCCCTCATTTTAATGAGGCCCCGCCAGAGGAGGGTAATCAGCTTTATAGCTGACCTCCCAGAACCTTATGGTCTGGGATGGAACCCTCTTGGCATTCCAGCTTCTGAACGCCTAACGCCAAATCTCGAAAGAATTTGGTCACGCGACGAGCGTGTAAGGACGTTTGAACGGGGTGCTTTCTGGATTAACCGCATCCTATACGGAAGTGGTAACCTCCATCTGACACCCAATGCCCAAAGGGCATTGGATGTCGCTCCCCTAGCCTCCGACCAGGAGGCTCTGATTTTGGCTTCTCAAGTATTCCCTGGGTGGGAACCCGAGGTCTACTTGTGGGCCAATGTGGCTGAGCTGCTCCTTGAGAACAAGGATACGCTCTCGCCACAGGGACGAGTGCAACTACGCCTTATGCTTCAGCGAGTCTCATCTCTCCCAAAGAGGAATGAAGTTCCGACGTTGGTACAGTTGGAGCGCAAGATTCGTCGAGTGCTGACACGTAGTCGTTAGACCTAATGTCAGCCCCTACTAGGCTGGCGTCGCGCTGTAAACACGGCCCTTCAGTAAGGCTGGCGCAACTAGGCACGTTGGGTTCTCACCCGAGGTTCCAAATCTGGGAGCCTCTAGTGTCT